GTGGTCTTTACCACACACACTTATGTATTTGCCTTTATAGGCTTGCGTATATATTTAGCACGCTATTTATATCCGTTAGTTTATAAAACGTAAGTCCATATGAGTGTCTGCCCAACTATTTCTAGTAGACTGCAAGGACGAGATTAGTCACCTCGTCCTTAAGTTAATATGACTAACAAATAGAGTATGTTTGTTTCCATACATTCATATTTACGTGTATGCCTTAGTATTCCATGTATATATTTAATACGTTATTTATATCCATAAGATTATTAAACGTATGCCCGTATTAGCCTGTTTACCTAACTATTTAATGTAAACTGCAAGAGCACAATTAGTCACTGTGTTCCCAAGCCAATATGACTACCACGCTTTTTAAGCCAACAGTTTTTATAGCTGTCCTATAGCAACAGACGTTTTCCAACAACTAAGGGCGTCTTTCTTTGATAATTATTTTTATGTTCTTAACTGAATGTTTAATAATTATCACCCCCTTGTATTGTTTTATAACAATATACTTTTTAGCTCCATTTAGCGGAGTAAATCAATTTATTGATTTATTGTAGTATCGCCCGATATGAAGTGGGTTCCTAAATTCTTTGAATTGACTGGTTTATCCCCCGCTATATTCTTTAAGCAACTCATGCCACCTTTTCACAACAAGATGAAGTACAATCGCGAAGAGTTCCCGGGAACGGAGTTTAAAATTATCAAAGCCTATACAAAAGTTTTAAAAAGTAAATCGGTTATCTATTTAGCTTACTTACGCTATATAAATCTATTGCAACACTGCAAAAATATGCGTAATTTAAAAAACAATAAAATCCAAAACATTAAAAAATTTAAAAAACAAATAAAAAATACCTACGTAAGTAAAGTTAAAAAGATAATGCCAAAGATCACTAATATTAGTGATAATGTCTCAGTTAGTAGTAATACTACTACTGAATTTCTGAAGATCATTTCCCAGTCTGGGTCTTCAGAACAAATAGAAACTGGATGGATGAATAATTTACCAGATTTTTCTTCTATGCGAGATTGTTTAAAGCAATTTTGTATGGATGATGTAGATGATACAATCAAACTTCTGGAAGATTTATTCATTTTTGCACGCACAATTTTTAAAAGTGAAACTATAACAGATATATGTTTTGCATGTATAACTTTTGTAAAACTCAGATTAGGAGATAAGCCTTTATTGAATAGTAAAGTCTTAACTTTTATTAAAGAGTATTTTACTGAAGAACAATCTGGTTTTGAAGAATATGTTCATAAAGCTAGATCTACTTTAAGTAAATGGGAAACTTTTAAAAAAACAAAATTATATGAAAAGCTGACAGGACTATTTTTATACATTATCTCCTTTATTTTTAAAGTTAATGGAGATGTAGATATAGGAATATTTCATGTTGATCAAATGAAGAAAGAATTCATTAAAAACAATTATCATTTAGATGCAAGTTTTCTTTACACATTAATTGACACTGTCACTTTTGTACTTGAAAGAGGATTTCAGTACTTTAAGACAGGACATATAGATAGTTTATTACATAGTAGTGGAGGTTATGAAGAGTGGTTTAACACTTGTCATATCCTCCTTACGCAATATAAGAAATCTAATGGTTTAAATATTGTAGAACCTTATAATATAAGTCCACAGCAATGGTTGAACGATTCTGAGGATTGTATAGTAAAAGGTTATGCCATTTTAAAACATAAAGATACCTTAGATAAAATCACAATAAAGTTGGTACGAGATATGGTTGAAAGATTAGATTGCATTCATGCAGAATATGTTAATTCTGAATTAGGATCAAAGTTTAAAATACCTGCTCTTGGTGTTCTCCTTTATGGGGATTCCAATATAGGTAAATCTTATTTAGTTGAAGTTTTATTTAAAATTTCTAGTATAGCTTTAAATTTACCATTAGGTAATGAATATAAGTTCGATTTTACTGCTAATGATAAATATTACACTAATCTTAAAACTAAAAAATGGTATGCTGTTTATGATGAGATAGCAGCATTAAACCCTAATAAAGCTCAAGAAGATACTAGTGTTACAGAGCCTATTCGAGTAATTAATCCTGCTCCTTATACTCCTCCACAAGCTGATTTAGCTCTTAAAGGAGTAATACCCACTAATTTTAAAGTAGTTGTGGGTACAACTAATGTCAAACATTTAAATGCTTCTACTTATTTTACAGTACCAAGTGCTGTTCAGCGTAGATTTAAATATGTTATTACTCCCACAGTTAAACAAAAATTCTTGGTAGATAATAAACTATGTATACCACCGGGGTATATCACCAACGGATTAGATAACTTTTGGCACTTTAAAGTTGAAGAAACTATTCCTACAAAATATAATCCAAGCAGAAAGTATTATGGTCAGTGTAGTTATAAATTGATATTAGAAACTAATGATATTGAAGTTTTTGCATCTTGGTATGGCAAGGCTTTACAAGAGCATACAACTAAAGAGAAATCTATGTCAGAAGGTGTCTCTAAGCTCAGAGATTTATCAATGTGTAATGATTGTTTTAAATTGACCGATAACTGTAGTTGTGAATTAAAATGTTGTCAATGTGATCAACCTTTGACTAAGTGTTTATGTACATTTGATACTTTTGAAGAGTCTAAAGAAGAGAATAAAACGTCCAACTTTAAATGGATTCCTAAGGTGTCTAACAATAGATATCATCAGAGTGGTAATGGAACAGAAGTTTTATTAAATAATGATGAATTTAAATTGGATTCTTTTGATGAATTCAGTTTGATATCTAATAAAACTAGTATTCGTATTTTAGAATTAGATAAAATAATAACTCGAAAAAGAAATTTTCCTGTAATTACGTGGGATAGGATTTGTCCTAATTGTAATAACAGGACTATAGGAAAAAATTACTTATGTAAAGGATGTTTTAGACATGATCAATGCTCATTTGAGCGATGTAATTGGATTGGAAAAACGAATTTAAAAATTTTTAATGATAATATTTTTGTTTATACTTGTGATAGGCATAAGTGTTATTACAATCCTGATGTATCTTGGCCTAACTCTCAGTTTTATTATTTTAAAAAGTATCAATGGTTTGAACCAATATACCAAAGTGGTTTAGGAGAAGCAGAATTTGAGATGGAAAAAGCTTCGACTTTAGAAGAATTGGATAAAATTTATAGACGTAATGCCAAGAAATTTCATCCTGATAAAAGAGGAGGTTCTATCCAACTTTTTCAACTTTTTAAAGATAAGTATGATACTATAAAATCAAAGTTTGGTGATTTTAGTTTTAGAGAAAATTGGCGTAATACAATGTTTGAAGGTAATGAAATTTATTTTATGCAAGGTATAATGGGTAGTCCATTGAGAACCTCTGCGTGGTTAATTTTTTGTTTAGTTCTTTCATATTATTTAACAAAATTCTTTTTTCGTCAATATTGCAATCGATACGGTAAACCTTTTGGTGTAGCTTACGTATTATTTGTAATTATTAGTCATTTTACTCCAAATAGTCCTATTTTGTGTTGGCTACAATACAATTTTTTGAATTTTATAGAGAGATTTTTATCAGAAGATGATTTTTATAGAATCTTTACTAAGATCAATACAGGTAGAAAATTATTACAAAGTGCTAGTTCTAAGATGATGAATTTTGTTAAAAAACCAAAAAACTTAGCAGCTATTTGTGCTATATTGTATGCTATGAAAAAGATTCATATGATGTTCAAAAATAGTGAACAAAGTGATTTAGATGTTTATGCAGAAGAAGTTGTTCCATTAGAAAAAGAAATTAGTCCTAATTGGTACACTGAAGAAGTACATACAAACCCAATAAGCATTTCATCTATGTCATTATCTTATAATAATCTATCTAGACACAAGTTGGAAGAAATAATTAATAATAATACTGTCTTTATCAAAATTAGTTATCATGATATTTATTATGTGGATGATACTACAGGTAAAAATATGAAGAAAACTATTCAATCTCTAAATCATGCTTTTTGTTTACAAGGCAGGATTTATGCTATTAATAAACATGCCTTTATTATAAATAATAATTATGGTAGTTTTAATCTCTTAGAAAAAGAAGGCTTAATAGATATTCAAGTTATAGATTCTAATAAACAATATAATAGAAATATTAAGATGAAAATAAACCCTAAATCTTTTTATGATACAGGAAATGAAGTTCTCCTTATCGAGTTACACGCATTAGATAACAAAAAAGATTTATCATCTTTATTACCCTCAAAAGGAATAGGTATTAAATGTGATGGATTTTTAGGATGTAAAACACCAGTTGGTAATAAACTTGTAACAAATTTAACCAATATTCATTATAGAGATTCACCTTCAGATCCCAATAAGTGGTTCTATAATTATAAAAGTAGAGTGACTGTTTATGGTGATTGTGGTTCTCCTGTTGTGTGTATAACTCCAACTAGTGTTATTATCGTTGGTTTACATAACGTACTAATTCCAAGGCTGGTTAAACAGTCTATGGGGGGAGCTTTACCATTATATAGAGAAGATTTAAAAAATTTTTTGAGAACTTATGACAATAGATTATATCAAGAACAAAATAAAGTTGAAATGGGAGAACCTAATTTAGTTAAAGGAGATACCCCTATTCCTCTTTATCCTGTTACAAATAGTATCCTACAATATAGGAAAGAAGGACATTGTTTAGTATATGGTAGTTTTACTAATTTTAAAAGAGGATCTTCTTCACGTGTTGCTAAGACTCATTTTTATGATAATATGACAAATCTTGGTTATAAATGTGAATATGGTCCACCTGTTTTAAAAGGATGGAAACCTCATGCTAAGAACTTAGATAGAATATTAGAAAGAGATTGTTCATTTGATATTTTGACTTTAAGAAATAGCCGAGATTCATTTATCAAACACTGTGTAGATAATTTGCCTGAAGATGCTAAAAATCTTGTTCACGTTATTTCAGAATTTGATGCTTTAAATGGTGTAGAAAAAGTTAGTTACGTTGATGCTATTAAGAAAAACACATCTGCTGGTGTTCCTTATAATGTGAGTAAAATTCACTTGATGGAACGTTTACCTCCAAGGAAAGGAACGCCTGAGCCCTATAAAATAAAAGATGATATTAAGGTACGTCTGAAAAAATTATTAGATAGTTATGCAGAAGGAAAGAGATATTGTCCTGTTTTTAAACAACACTTAAAAGATGAAATTAGGTCTCTAGCTAAGATAGCAGAGTTTAATACCAGAAGTTTTACAGGATGTCCAATTGAATTTACCATAGCTATGAGACAGTTTTTCACTGGGTTTGTTAGATTAGTTCAGAATTATAGAAATATTTTTTGTACTTCTGTAGGAATTGATTGTACTACTAGTGATTGGCATTATTTATATAAAGATTTTTCTAAATATAATAATTATGCTGCTGGAGATTTTTCTAAATTTGACCAATGTCAAGGAATTACAATTCTTATGACAGCTTTTGAATTTATTTACTATATTATGTTTGAATGGGCTCATTTTCCTAGAGATTTAACTAAATATTTTTGGTGTTTTGCTATGGACACCATCTGTTGTTTTGTAGATTATAATGGAGATTTAATTATGTTCTTAGGTTATAATCCTTCAGGAAATCCATTGACTGTTATTATAAATGGTATCGTCAATGTATTATTGCACTTGTATGTTTATGCTAAAAGGTGTGATAACAATGGTGAAAGTATTTATAATTTCTTTAAACAAGTCTTCTTACAGACATATGGTGATGATAGTATTTTTTCTACTAATTTACTATGGTTCAATCAAGTTACAATGAGAGATGAATTAGCACTGTTAAACATAAACTATACAATGGCAGACAAATCAGAAAATTTCACACCTTTTATACCGATGGAAGATGTTACTTTTTTAAAGAGAAGTTTTGTATATAGTGAAGAAACTCAAACAATTTTAGGTCCATTAGATAAAAATTCTTTAACTAAAAGTTTAATGATGTGTGTTTTATCTAAAACCGTATCACTAAAATTTCAATGTAAAGATATTCTCAATAGTGTTTTGAGAGAGTTCTTTTTCTACGGAGAAAATGAATTCAATTTATGGAGGAAAAGATTTATTTCATGGACAGAAGAATTTGAATTATGTGATGATATCAATTATCTCCCAACTTATGATTACTGCAAGAATAATTATTTCAAGAATAGTGTTAATAGGCTTCATTGCCCAATTGAAAGATTAACCTTTCTTCAGCAGTATGACCCCGAAAATTATTCAATTATTTCATTAACCGATAGTCAATTACCCATCGATTCCCTTGAGAAAGGTTACGATTCTGAAGACGATGACCCACAAGGTAGTCAAGATGAATCTATACCTGTAGATCAGAAACCTAGCGTAATGGTGGAAGATATTCCTTCTGGGATAGTAAACTGCATAGGTGAAATGCGGACACAATCAAAATTTATAATGATTAATACTGTGCTTACGGTGAAGCAAGAAACCGCTAAGGTTGGGCCCTTAGTAATTCCAGATTTCAGCATGAATAATTTTATCGAAAATAAACAAACACTTGAATTTTCGGATTCAGTAAAAACGAAGCCTGTAGATTTACCTTCTTTAACAGATAATACGTTTACAGCAAATTTGACTCAAGGGTCAGATTTAAAAGATTTTCTGTCAAGACCTGTTTTGATTAACACAACTACTTGGACAGAAAATACAACTTTAACTAATTATAGTATAAAACCTTGGTCTTTATACTTTAATAATCCTGTTATTAGTAAGAAATTAGAAAATTTTTCGCTTATTAATTGTAACTTAAAAATAAAAGTTATTATAAATGCGTCTCCATTTTATTATGGTTATGCTATGTTATGTTATAGACCTCAAATTGCAATTAATCCTAGTAATATTTCTACAGCAGGTGCTCCTTTCACTAGTCAATTGTTATATTCACAACAACCTCGCATTGATATATTTCCTCAAACCAATTCCGGGGGAGAAATGTTATTACCTTTCTTTTCTGATTCTGATTGGAAAGAGTTGAGATTCGCAAGTGATTTCGATTCTATGGGAGAATTGGCTCTGATATCACCACAAGCTCTATTAAATGCTAATAGTGTTCCCGGAGGAAATTGTACTATTCAAATTTATGCTTGGGCAGAAAATGTTCAGTTATCTGCTCCAACTTTAGCACCAATTTTACAGAGTGGTATGAGTGAATTTGTAGAAGAAGATGGAGCTGTTTCTAAAATGGCTTCCAACGTAGCATCAGTAGCTAGTAGTTTATCGGATGTTCCAATATTAGGACCGTATGCTACCGCTACAAGTGGGGTTGCAAAGAAATTAGGAGCTATGGCTAAAATTTTTGGATTTTCGGATCCACCTTTAATAGAAGATCCTAAACCTATGAAAAATCTTCCTTATCCTGGTTTAGCAGTTAGTGATATAAGTATACCTTTTGAGAGATTAACTTTAGATCCTAAGAATGAATTATCAATTAGTTCAAATACAGTTGGATTAGACGGAAAAGATGAACTTAGTTTAAATTATCTCTGTGGTAAAGAATCATTACTGACAGTTGTACCATGGGGTGGAACTGATGCTGTAGATACTACATTATTTCAATCCTATGTCACACCATCTTTATATGATTATGTCACAGGTCCTCCCGATAGAATATATGCTACTCCAATGGCTCACATAAGTCAAATGTTTAACTGGTGGAGGGGAGATATCATTTTCCAGTTTAAAATAATATGTACAAAGTTCCATAGAGGTAGACTTAGAATATCTTGGGATCCTCAAGGTGCTAATAGAACCACCGCAGATACTATTCCTGGTATTTACACTAAAGTAATAGATATCACTGAATGTACAGATGTTAGTATTAGAGTTCCATATGCTCAAGCTTATGCTTGGGCTAAGTGCAGAAATTATAGTTCTACTGAATATTGGCGTATAGGAGAGTTTCCAAGTGATCTTAAATCCTATCATGATAATGGTTTGATAAGTGTTCAGGTTATGACAGTTCAGACTTCACCTGTAGCAGATGCACCTATATCTATTGCTGTCTTTGTAAAAGGTAGCGATAATTTAGAGATGTCCGATCCACGAACAACAAATTCGACTTGGTCATATTATGTACCACAGAGTGGGTATGGAGAAGAAGTTCAAATGATAGATCAAGATGAAACAGAACAGGTAGAATTTTCTTCAACAAGTCCAAGTCCTATGATGAATAGTATAAATATGGGTGAGAAAATTATTTCATTACGTCAATTATTAAGACGAACAACTTTACAAAGAATAGCTAGCGTTCCCATTGCGAGTGCTGGTAATTCTAAAATAGTTTATTCTGCATCTTATATGTCTCGTTATCCTTTATATTATGGATACGATTTAGATGGTATCAATACAGCTGCTACAGGTACCTCTACAAATTTTAATTTTAATTTCATAACACCTTATCAGATAGTAGCTCCTTGTTTTATAGCTCAAAGGGGTGGAATGAATTGGACTATAAATGTTATATCTAATAGAAGTATAGGTATGGTCAGAGCAGAGAGAAGATTCTTTGGTAAAACAAGAACATTATACAATTATAGTACGACCATTCCTGATACAGCTAATTTAAGTGCAGTAGCTAGGATTCCTATGACATTTACATCAGGAGGAGCTGGAGGACAAGCTCTAACACATCAAAATATACAATCAGGTTTACAAGTAAATGTTCCTCATTATTCAAATAAAAGATTTATAACAACAAGTCCTACGTATGCTACTTTAGGGTATCCATATGGTGGTCTTAATCCAGAACTTGATAATGTCGCTATAGAATTATGGTTAAATCCATGTGATACAGCAAGAGATATTACTTCCCAGGAAGCAGCGACAAC